GCCTACGTCATCGCCGACAACAAGCTGGCGCTCAACGCTGGCTGGGACAACGAACTGCTGGCGCTGGAGTTGGGCGAACTCGGCGACGCTGGATTTGACCTGCAACTGACCGGCTTCACGGACGAGGAAATCAAGGCGCTGATGCCGGTGCAGTTGGAGGAAGGGCTGACTGACGAAGATGCGACGCCTGCTGTTCCGGAGACGCCAGTCACAGTGCTTGGCGATGTGTGGCTGCTTGGACGGCATCGTTTGATGTGTGGCGATTCAACAAGCATCGAGCAGGCAGAAAAGTTAATGGATGGTGTCAAGGCCGACATGGTTTTTACAGACCCGCCTTACAACGTGGCGTATGAAGGGCGTGGCGAAAAGAACAAGCTGGGCAAGATCAAGAACGATGACATGTCGGACGAGTCGTTCGAGCAGTTTTGCCTAGATGTCTTTGCCACATACCACGCTGTCATGAAGCCACTGGCATGCATTTATGTTTGCCATCCAGACAGTCAGACAGGCCCAAAGCTGGCGTTTGAAAAGACGTTTGGCGAGTTGTTTAAAAAGGCATCAACCTTGATCTGGGTGAAGCAGTCTGCTGGAATGGGATGGCAGGACTATCGTGCCCAGCATGAGCCAATTCTGTACGGATGGAAAGAAGGTGGCAGTGGCAAGCACTTCTATTGTGGCGACCGCAGCAAAACGACCGTCTGGCAGATTGGACGAGATGCTCAGGCAAGCTATGTGCATCCAACGCAAAAGCCTGTTGCATTGCCAGAGGAGGCAATCAAGAACAGCAGCAAAGGCGAGGACGTTGTGCTTGATTTGTTTGGCGGCAGCGGCAGCACATTGATTGCCTGCGAAAAGACAGGGCGCATTAATCGCAGCATGGAACTCGACCCAAAGTACTGCGACGTCATCGTGAAGCGCTGGCAGGAGTTCACTGGCAAGCAGGCCATCCACGCAGACACTGGAAAACCTTTCGCGGAGGTTACGAATGGCGACAAAACAGAAAACTGAAAAATCGGTCGTAAAAAAGCGCGGCCCCAATGGCGGCGCTCGACCAGGCGCTGGAAGACCAGCCTTCGAGCCAACAGATGCAGAGCGCAAACAGGTCGAGGCCATGTCTGGCTACGGCCTGCCAATCGAGCAGATCGCCATCCTGGTGCGCGGTGGCATCGACACCGACACACTGCGCAAGCACTTTGCCACTGAGCTGGTTGCCGGCAAGGCCAAGGCCAACTCTGGCGTCGGTCGCACCCTGTTCCAGAAGGCGATGGGCGGCGACACGGCGGCCATGATCTGGTGGTCCAAGACTCAAATGAAGTGGAAGGAAACCCAGGCGCACGAGCTGACCGGCGCAGACGGCGCTCCCCTGGAATTTGCGAAGATCGAACGAGTGGTCATCCGTGGCAAAGCAGACGCTGAAAATTCAGACGCCTGAGTGGGCGCTGCCGCTGCTGGAGCCGGCGCGTTACAAGGGCGCATTCGGTGGCCGTGGCTCGGGCAAGTCGCACACCTTTGCCGAGATGCTGATTGAGGCGCACATCATGGACCAGACCAGCCGCAGCGTCTGCGTGCGCGAGGTCCAGAAGTCGCTGGCGCAGTCGGTCAAGCGCCTGCTCGAACTCAAGATTGAGCAGATGAACGCGGGCGCGTACTTCGAGGTGCAGGAAGCCGTCATCAAGTCCAAGAAGGGCGACGGCCTGATCATCTTCCAGGGCATGCAGAACCACACGGCCGACTCGATCAAGTCGCTGGAGGGCTACGACCGTGCCTGGGTGGAGGAGGCACAGAGCCTGTCCCAGCGCAGCCTGGACCTGCTGCGGCCGACAATCCGAAAGCCTGGCTCAGAGCTGTGGTTCACATGGAACCCGAGCCAGGCCAGCGATCCGGTCGATCATCTGCTGCGTGGCGACAAGCCGCCACCTGACGCCAAGGTCATCGAGGTCAACTTCGACGACAACCCTTGGTTTCCCGACGTGCTGCGCGCCGAGATGGAGTACGACAAGGCGCGCGACCCTGACAAGTACGCACACGTCTGGCGTGGCGGCTACCTGCAGAACAGCAGCGCGCGCGTCTTCCGCAACTGGCGCATCGAGGAGTTCGAGGCACCCAAGGACGCCATCCACCGGCTCGGCGCAGACTGGGGCTTTGCCACCGACCCGACCGTCCTGGTGCGCTGCCACATCGTCGGCCGCACGCTCTACATCGACCACGAGGCCTACATGGTGGGCTGCGAGATCGTGAACACGCCGGAGCTGTTCATGACCGTGCCGGAGGCCGAGCGCTGGCCCATCGTGGCCGACAGCTCCAGGCCGGAGACGATCAGCCACATGCGCAAGAACGGCTTCCCGAAGATCATGGGCGCAGTCAAGGGCGCGAAGTCGGTCGAGGAGGGCGTCGAGTGGCTCAAGTCCTACGACGTGGTGGTTCATCCGCGCTGCACGCACACCATCGACGAGCTGACCTTCTACAGCTACAAGACCGATCCACTGACCGGAAAAGTCCTGCCAATCTTGCAGGACAAGAAGAATCACGTCATCGATGCGCTGCGGTATGCGTGCGAAGGCGTCCGCAGGGCCGCGGTGGTTTCGCGGCCCGTTGACTTCAAACCATTGCCGGTGACGAGTAAATGGTAGAAAATACTTGCAAATAGGGGCGAAATATGGCACGCATGTCCAAAGAGCAATATCTCAACAATCTGCACACCGATGCGCTGACGCAGTTCAACGACATCCAGACTGCTCTGCGCGACGAGCGCCTGCAGTGTCTGCAGGACCGGCGCTTCTACAGCCTGGCTGGCAGCCAGTGGGAAGGCCCACTGTGGGATGTGTACGAGAACAAGCCGCGATTCGAGGTGAACAAGATTCACCTCAGCGTGATCCGCATCATCAACGAGTACCGCAACAACCGCATCACGGTGGACTTCACGCCGAAGCCTGGCCAGGACGAGAAGCTGGCCGAGACGTGCGACGGCCTGTACCGTGCCGACGAGAAGGACAGCGTGGCCGACGAGGCCTACGACAACGCCTTTGAGGAGGCGGTGGGCGGTGGCTTTGGTGCCTGGCGTCTGCGCAACGTCTATGAGGACGACGAGGACGAGGACAACGAGCGCCAGCGCATCGTGATCGAGCCGATCTTCGATGCCGACAGTTCGGTGTTCTTTGACCTCAACGCCAAGCGCCAGGACAAGTCAGACGCGCGCTACGCCTTTGTGGTCACCTCGATGACGCGCGCCAGCTACAAGGAAGAGTGGGGCGACGATCCGACTGACTGGCCCAAGGAAATCCACCAGTACGAGTTCGACTGGTGTACGCCGGACGTGGTCTACGTCGCCGAGTATTACAAGGTCGAGGATGTCAGCGAGACGATCCGCATCTTCCGAGCCATCGACGGCACTGAGGAGCGATACCGCCAGGCTGACTTCAACGACGACCCGGCGCTCGAAGAGACCCTGGCGGCCATCGGCAGCATCGAGGTGCGCCAGCGCAAAATCAAGACCCGCAAGGTCCACAAGTACATCATGTCGGGCGGCCGCATCCTGGAGGATGCCGGCTACATCGCCGGCAAGGAAATCCCCATCGTGCCGGTCTACGGCAAGCGCTGGTTCGTGGACAACGTCGAGCGCTGCATGGGCCAGGTGCGCCTGGCCAAGGATGCCCAGCGCCTGAAGAACATGCAGCTCAGCAAGCTGGGCGAAATCAGCGCGCTGTCCAGCGTCGAGAAGCCGATCCTGACGCCTGAGCAGGTCACTGGCCACCAGGTCATGTGGGCAGACGACAACATTCGCAACTACCCCTACCTGCTGATCAACCCGATCACTGGCCCGGACGGCAGCCAGCAGGTCAGCGGCCCGGTGGCCTACACCCGCAGCCCACAAATCCCGCCTGCAATGGCTGCGCTGATGAAGATCACCGAGCAGGACATGCAGGACATCCTAGGCAGCTCGCAGCAGGCTGACAAGATGGTCAGCAACATCTCGGGCAAGGCCATCGAGATGATCCAGACCCGCCTGGACATGCAGACGTTCATCTACATGAGCAACTTTGCCAAGGGCATGCAGCGCTGCGGTGAAATCTGGCTGAGCATGGCGCGCGACATCTACGTCGAGGAAGGCCGCCAGATGAAGACCATCGGCCCCAACGACGAGATCGGCATGGTCGAGCTGATGCGTCCGACCGTCAGCGAGGCTGGCGAGGTGGTCATGGAAAACGACCTCAGCCGTGCCAAGTTCGACGTGAACGTCGAGGTCGGACCGTCCAGCACCAGCAAGCGCGCGGCCACCGTCCGAGCACTGACCGGCATGATGGCCATCACCGACGACCCGCAGACCAAGCAGGTGCTGCAGGCGATGGCCATGATGAACATGGAGGGCGAGGGCATCAGCGACGTGCGCGACTACTTCCGCAAGCAGCTCGTGCGCATGGGCGTGGTCAAGCCGACCGAGCAGGAGCAGGAAGAGATGATGGTCGAGCTGCAAGGCCAGCCCGAAGACCCGAACAAAATCTTCCTACAGGCGGCGGCCGAGGAGGCCATCGCCAAGGCGGCCAAGGCGCGCGCTGATACGGTCAAGACCGTGGCCGACGCCGGCCTGTCGCGTGCCAGGACAGCCGAGACGCTGGCCAAGACTGGCGTCCAGGAACAGAACATGGCGCTGACGGCAATGGAGGCCGAGCAGCAGGCCATCATGGGGCAGCAGATTCAGCCTGTTGTCAGATGACGCCGAATGCGTGAAAATGTGAGAAACGGCGACCACCCAGCCGTGTCAATGGGTGAGTTTGATGGGGTCAACCAATGAACAAAAGGGCAGTAGTTGTAGACGAGAACCAAGTGGACGAAACCGTGGTGCTTGAGGACGAGCCGCAGGACGTTGAGATCGATGCTGGTGAGAACAATGCCGCCAGCGACCAACTGACCGAAGGTGATGCCGAACAGCACGAGGAAGAGTCTGACGAGGTTGTCGTCTCCATTGGCGAGGAAGCGCCCCCCGCCGAAGAGGAGCAGCGTGCGCCTGAATGGGTGCGTGAGCTGCGTAAGGCCAACCGCGAGAAAGAGCGACGCATTCGAGAACTCGAAGCCAAGCTGCAGACAACTGCGCAGACTGAGAACAAGCCGGTCGCGCTGGGTCCGAAGCCCAAGCTGGAGGAATTCGACTACGACGCCGACAGGTTCGAGCAAGCACTGGATGCCTGGCATGAGCGCAAGCGCCAGCACGATCTGGAGACCGAGAGGGTCCGCCAGGCCGAGCAGACGCAGCAGCAAGCCTGGCAGGCCAAACTGGAGGGCTACAGCAAGGCCAAGGCCGAGCTGAAGGTCCGCGACTATGAGGACGCCGAGGCGATTGCCCAGGAAGTCTTCAACGTCACCCAGCAAGGCGTCATCTTGCAAGGAGCTGACAATCCCGCACTGGTCATCTACGCACTCGGCAAGAACCCGAAGAAGGCTGCAGACCTCGCAAAGATCAACGACCCCGTGAAGTTTGCCTTCGCGGTAGCGAAACTGGAGAAGGAATTGAAAGTGACGAACCGCAGGGCAGCACCCGCACCGGAGCGAGTAATCCAGGGGACTGGACGAGTCTCTGGTGCGGTGGACTCAACCCTTGAACGGCTGCGTGAAGAAGCCGCGCGTACTGGCAACATGACGAAAGTCATCCAGTACAAAGCGCAGAAGCGCGCAGCATCCAAAAACTGATTTTGAAATAGGAGCCCATCATGGCCAATAGTTTTTCCAAAGAAGAGCGCGTAGCGTTCGAAGACCTCCTGGAAGGTTTCCAGGACGCACTGGTTCTGTCCCGCAACGTCGCGATCTACAACACCGATCAGACGATGATGGAACGTGCCAACAACACCATCTGGCGTCCCCAACCCTACATCGCTCAGTCGATCAACAGCACGCCTGGCACCCCGATCTCTGGCTACAAGGCCATGACTCAGCTTGCCGTGCCTGCCACCTTGGGCTACAGCAAGACCGTGCCGTGGGAAATGACCACGCTGGAACTGCGCGATGCCCTGCAGGAAGGCCGCCTGGGCGACTCTGCCAAGCAGAAGCTCGCGTCCGACATCAACGTGGCCATCATGAGTTCCGCTGCGAACCTCGGCTCGCTGGTGGTGCCCATCGCTGCTGCTGCTGGTGACTATGACGACATCGCCTTGTGCGACGCCATCATGAACGAGCAAGGCGTGCCCGACTACGACCGCTTCCTGGCTCTGTCCAGCCGTGACTACAACGGCCTGGCCGGCAACCTGGTGGGCACTGCTCGCAGCTTCGGCAATGCCAAGTCGGACAAGGCCTACGAGCGCAGCTACGTCGGCATGGTCGCTGGCTTCGACACCTACAAGATGGACTATGCCAACCGTCTGACGGCTGCTGCTGGCGGCGGTGCGATCACCATTGACACCAGTGGTGCCGGCACCCAGGCCAACTACCTGCCCCAGGCGACCTCGACCGCTGTCGGCGGCCAGATCAACGTGGACAACCGCTTCCAGTCCGTCACCGTGTCTTCCACGGCCGGCGTGGCTGCAGGCGATGCCTTCAAGATCGACGGCGTGTTCGCGGTGCATCACATCACCAAGCAGTCCACTGGTCAGCTCAAGACCTTCCGGGTTGTGTCGGTGACCAACGGCACCACGATGGTGATCACTCCCCCGATCATTGGCGCTCAGGCTCCTGCCACCGACGCTCAACTGCAGTACAAGAACGTGGAAGTCACCACGCCTTCCAACACTGCAGCCATCACCTTCCTGAACGCCAACACCGCACAGGTGAACGTGTTCTGGCAGCGTGACTCGCTGGAGATTCTGCCTGGCCGTTATGCCGTGCCTTCGGACGCTGGTGTCGCAGTGATGCGCGCAAGCACCGACCAGGGCATCGAGCTGGTGATGCAGAAGTTCTACGACATCGACAGCATGACGATCAAGTATCGTCTCGACACGTTGTTCGGTGTGGTGAATAAGAACCCCGAGATGTCCGGCATCTTGTTGTTCAACCAGTAAGCAGCAGGCTGAGGGAAGGGGCTTCGGCCCCTTCTCTCTTTCACCATCAAGGAGCGCACCATGCCGTTGACCAAGGGTTATTCGCAGAAGTCCATCAGCAAGAACATCTCCAAGGAGATGAAGAAGGGCATGCCCCAGAAGCAGGCCGTGGCCGTCGCGCTGTCCACTGCGCGCACTGCAGCCAAGGCCGCAGGCAAGCCGAGCAAAGCGCCAGCCAAGCCCAAGAAGGCCATGAAATGAAGGCCGGCCTGTACGCCAACATTCACGCCAAGCGTGAGCGCATTGAGCGCCAGAAGGCTGCAGGCAAGACGCCTGAGCACATGCGCAAGCCTGGTGCCAAGGGCGCACCGACCAATGCGGCATTCAAGGCTGCCGCCAAGACCGCAAAGAAGGCCAAGTGATGGAAACGAATATCCTCTCGCCCAAATACCGCAAGAACAAGAAGCCTGTGAAGGTGCGCAAGCCTTCCAAGCCCATCGATGGCGTCAACCATCGGCTGCTGCGTGAGCAGGCAGAGGCCCAGGCCAAGATCAAGGCTGCCGAGCCTATCGAGGCCGCTGTGCCTGACGAAAACGCACCTCCGACGCGAGAAGAGCTGGAGGCCAAAGCCACTGAGCTGGGGATACCATTCAACGGTCGAACATCCGACAAGAAACTCAGTGGTCTTATCGCCACTGCACTGCAGCAGGGAGGCTGACATGGGCTACAGCAAGCGCCAATTCGTCTACGCAGCGTTCGAGGAGATCGGCCTTGCGTCCTATGTGTTCGACCTTCAGCCAGATCAGCTTCAAAGCGCAATGCGTCGTATCGATGCCATGATGGCTGACTGGAACGGCAAGGGAATTCGGCTTGGCTATCCGCTTCCTGGCAGTCCTCAAGACAGCGATCTTGATGAGCCGACATTGGTTCCAGACTGGGCAAATGAGGCCATCATCACAAATGGTGCTGTTCGCATTGCTCCGAGCTACGGCAAGCAGGTCATGAACGAGACCAAGGCCACAGCCAAACAAGCCTACGACACATTGCTGCAGCGAGCCACAGCTCCGTTGGAGCAACAGTTCCCCAACACCATGCCGTCTGGCGCTGGCAACAAGCCCTGGCGCGTGTACGACAACCCATTCCTGCGTCCTCCTGTCAGTCCAGTCGAAGCTGGCCCAGATGGACCGTTACAGTTCAACTGAAAGGACACAGTCATGCCATACATCAATCAACTGCCGCTTCTCATGGTTGCCTCGCCTGGCGACCAGATTCCGGTCTATACGCCGAACAATGGCGACGCGCGACGCCTGCCCATTGGTGCGCTGCTGCAGTATTTCCAGCAGACATTTGCCAGCCCCACGCTGGCCACCAACGTCTACACGCCTGGCACTGGCTTCAACCTGCCGGTGCCCACGCCTGTGGCGCAGCAGCAGTGGATGCTGATCCAGCCGGCCGGCACACTGGCCACTGGCTCTGTCACGCTGCCGCTGAACACCGCCACGCCTGATGGCACCGAGGTGCTGATCACGACCACGCAGCAGATCACGGCATTCACTCTGAATGCCAATGGCGCGTCTCAGCTCTATGGCGACCCGACCACGCTGGCTGCCGAGGACTTCTTCCGCATGCGCTTCGTGCAGGCCACCAATTCCTGGTATCGGATCGCCTGATCATGGCTACCAAGAAAGACCCCAGGCTGGAGCGCGCTGGCGTCGAGGGCTTCAACAAGCCCAAGCGCACGCCATCGCATCCGACCAAGAGCCACGTCGTCGTGGCTAAAGCTGGCGACCAGGTCAAGACGATCAGGTTCGGCCAGCAGGGCGTCTCTGGGTCTCCAAAGCGCGAGGGCGAGAGCAAGGCCGACAAGGCACGGCGCGAGTCATTCAAGGCCCGGCACGCCGGCAACATTGCCAAGGGCAAGATGAGCGCTGCCTACTGGGCAGACAAGGTGAAATGGTGAGGCCATGCAGATACCAATCCTGAACGGCATCTACACCGACAACGGTCCAGACCTGCGCACGAGCTACCCGGTCAACATGGTGCCGGTGCCCAAGAACAGCGGCATCAGCTCCGGCTTCCTGCGTCCTGGCGACGGCATTGTGGCCAACGGCAGCGGCCCAGGTGTGGACCGTGGCGGCATCAACTGGAATGGCACCTGCTACCGTGTCATGGGCACGAAGTTGGTGACGGTGGCCAGCAATGGCGCTGTGAACGTGCTTGGCGATGTTGGTGGACCGATCAACACGCTGGTGACGATGGACTACAGCTTCGACCTCCTGGCGATTGCTTCTGGAGGCCGGCTGTACTACTGGAACCCGGCTCTTGGCACGCTGACTCAGAACACCGATCCAGACCTTGGGCTGGTGCTTGATTTCTGCTGGGTGGACGGCTACTTCATGACGACCGACGGAGCGAACCTGGTCGTCACAGAGCTGTCCAACCCGCTGCAGGTCAACCCGCTGAAATACGGCAGTTCTGAGGTCGATCCAGACCCGGTGGTGGCGCTGATCAAGCTGCGCAACGAGGTCTATGCCCTAAACCGCAACACCATCGAGGTGTTCGACAACGTCGGCGGAGACTTCTTCCCATTCCAGCGCATCGACGGCGCGCAGGTTCAAAAGGGCGTCATCGGCACCTTCGGCTGCTGCGTTTTCATGGAGCAGGTGGCATTCCTTGGCAGCGGCCGCAACGAGCAGCCAGGCGTCTACATGGGCGCGAATGCCACGGCCACCAAGATCAGCACGCAGGAGATCGACGATCTGCTGATGAACTACACCGAGGCCCAACTGGCCACGGTCAAGCTGGAGGCGCGCAACGACAAGGCTCACCAGCACCTCTATGTCCACCTGCCTGACCGCACGCTGGTCTACGACGCAGCAGCCTCGCAGGAGCTGGGCGAGATGGTCTGGTTCACGCTGACCACCACCACGGCCGGCTTCGCGCAGTACCGTGCGCGCAATCTGGTCTGGGCCTATGACAAGTGGCTGGTCGGCGATCCGCAGTCCAGCAACATCGGCTACCTGGTGGACACCATCGGCACGCACTGGGGACAGAAGGTGCGCTGGGAGTTCGGCACCTTGATCGTCTACAACGAAGGCAACGGCGCGCTGTTCCACGAGCTGGAGCTGGTGGCGCTGACTGGTCGCGTGGCACTTGGCATCAACCCTCAGATCAGCACCAGCTATTCGCTGGACGGTCTGTCCTGGAGTCAAGACCGCTACATCCGGGTCGGCACCATTGGCAACACCAAGAAGCGCCTGGCCTGGTTCCAGCAGGGAAACATGCGCAACTGGCGCATCCAGCGCTTCCGTGGCGACAGCGACTCGCATCTGGCATTCGCGCGTCTTGAGGCGCAGATCGAAGGGCTGGTGTACTGATGGCCACCAATCCACGCATCAAGCTCGGACTGACGCGAGACCAGCTCGGCACGTTCCTGAAGGATCACGAGCAGATCAAGCAGTTCGAGAACCTGTTCGCAGTGGCTGACACCATTGCGCCTGATGTGGTGACAGAGGTCAACATCGCGGCCGGCACAGCTCAAGCCACGGCCAACGATGCGCTGGGACAGATCGCTGCGCTGGCGCAGGAAACCTCCGTCAGTCTTGCGTCAGCAGAAAACAAGGCCAACCAGGCGCTGGCACTGCTTGGCCAACTGGCCACGGCCGTTGAAGGCCTGCAGATGTCGCCACCTCCACGCGAGTTCAAGCGCGCGCGATATGGCCAGTTTTTGGACACCACGACACAGATTCCTGCGGCCATCAACACCCCATACGCCATCACGTTCAACACGACAGAGGTGAGCAGTGGCGTCTTCCTGGGAACGCCATCGTCTCGCGTGATCGTGGACACTGAGGGCGTCTACAACTTCCTGTTCAGCATCCAGCTCGACAAGACCAGCGGTGGCACAGGCGTCTTCTGGGTCTGGCCACGCATCAACGGTGTGGACGTGCCGAACAGCAACAGCCAGGTGCAAATTCAAGGCAACAACGCCGAGCAACTGGTCACGGTCGGATACTTCTTTGAATTGAAGGCCAACGACTACGTCGAGATCATGTATGCAGTCAATGATGTGAGCGTGCAAGTGCAGGCTTTCCCTGCCTCTGGGTTCTACCCAGCGATCCCGTCCATCATCCTCACCGTGTCCAACAACATCAAAGGAGTCCAGTAAATGACCGTCACCGTCAAAACCCTCGTCCCTCCCAAGCAGATGGAGGCAGTACAGACCACGCAATACACGGCCACGGCCGCCAAGGCGCTGATCGACAAAGCCACCGTCACCAACACTGACACCGTGAATCGCACGTTCAGTGTGAACCTGGTGCAAGTCGGTGGCGTGGCAGGCAATGCCAACCTGATCATCGACGACCGCACCGTTGTCCCTGGCGAGACTTACCTGTGCCCCGAGCTGGTCGGCCAAGAGCTGGACCCTGGCGCGTTTATCAGCACCATCGCCAGCAATGCCACGTCCTTGACGCTGCGCATCTCCGGCCGCGAGATCACCTGATAGGAGAACCACATGGACTACGCAAAAATGCCCAAAGTGATGATGGCCGGCTTCGGTGGCCTGCCCATCGAGGCGCCGTTCATCACCACGGCCGAGAACCGCGAAAACACTCAGATGGTCATCGATGACTGGATGCTTGGCCCTGCTAAGCCCAGCAACGAGCGAGGCGCAAACAAGCCCTACTGGATGGCTCTGGCCAAGGCCATGCAGTGTGAAGAAGCCGAGGCGCGTCGTCGTCGCTGCTCCAACTGCGAGTATTACGACAACTCGGTCATGACCCAGATCAAGATGGACCGCATCCCCTGGAATGACTGGGATGTGGACGCCGGATTCCGTGGCTACTGCAACAAATTCGACTTCATCTGCCACGATCTGCGCGCCTGCCAAGCCTGGGAAGAGCGCGAGTTCGAGGAGGATTGACCAAATGTCAAATTGTGGGAAAATGCAGGTGCTGAGCTTATCGAGCCGCCAGCAGCTCATCCGACCACTGGAGGGTTGCGCGCATGAGTAATGTCGATTGGCTGAAAGAAAACCTGCAAAGGGTTTTCGCGCTGCCTGCGCCGGCCGTCGAGTGGCTGCTCATGCTTTGGGGCGCGATCCAGGTCTTCGACGATGTCGCCGATGGCGATCCTATCGAGCGCGAAGACCTCAACGCTACCATCTGGAACACGTTGGTCGGAATGAGCCAGAACACCTTCTGGCAGGCCAACTCTCATACCCTGGCGCCTGTCGTGGCGTCCATGATCCTCAAGTGGCAGGCCTCCGACCAGGCCGAGCGCGCAGGCAATGCCGACGCGCGCTCATTCGTCTGGCGTGCAGGCTACTATGACGTGGTGCTGATGGTTGTGGCTGTGTGCCACGGCACGCAGCGCGCCACGCAATCTGCGCAGCAGGTCATGGAACTGTACGGCGAAACGCTGGAAGACTACATGAAGGAGTTCAGCCATGCCTGATCCAGTAACCGCACTCGTTGTCGGCGGCTCGCAAGTCGTCGGTGGCATGATTCAAAGCAGTGCCGCCAGCGATGCAGCAGGCGCACAAACCGCAGCCGCAGAAGCCGGCATTGCAGAACAGCGTCGCCAATTTGATCTGGTGCAGCAACTGCTCAAGCCTTACGTCGAGGCTGGAGCACCTGCGCTGCAGCAGCAGCAGGCACTGATTGGCCTACAGGGGAAAGAAGCACAACAGCAAGCCATCTCTGCCTTGGAACAGGGCGCTGGCTTTCAGGCCCAGGTACGGCAGGGCGAAGAAGCACTTCTGCAGCGCGCATCGGCCACTGGTGGTCTGCGTGGAGGCAATATCCAGGCCGCGCTGGCCCAATTCAGGCCACAGATGCTGCAGCGTGAAATCGAGACGCAGTATGGACGTCTCGGTGGCCTGACCTCTCTCGGCCAGCAGTCTGCTGCAGGTGTTGGCACAGCAGGCATGCAGACAGGCGCACGAGTGGCTGGACTGTATGGCGACGTTGGCGCAGCTCAAGCCGGCAAGGAGCTGGCGCAAGGCCAGGCGATGGCTGGGCTGTTCAACCTGCCGGCCCAGTTCCTTGGCATGCAGTACGGTGCCAAGGTCGGCACGCCAGGCTTCGGAAACATCTTCAGCGACCGACGCCTGAAGCGCAACATTGTCAAGCTCGGCACCCGGCCTGATGGCCTGGGCGTCTACGAGTTCGAGTATGTCTGGGGCGGTGGCCGACAGATCGGCCTGATGGCGCAGGAGGTGCAGGGCGTCTATCCTGACGCAGTCGGCGAGGCAGGTGGCTATCTCACCGTGAACTACAGCAAGGTGTGAACATGGTCCAGCCAATCAACTACCAACTGAACGTCCAAAGCCCATTCGAGGCCGCACTGTCCGGCTTCAAGATCGGCGCGACCATCGCAGACGTGGCGGCACAGCGCCAGCAGCAAGAGGCCGAGCTGGCACGTCGCCAGCAACTGCAGACGCAGGTCACTGCACTGATGCAGAACCCGAACCCGACTGCGCGCGACTTCACCAACGTGGCCATGCTGCTGCCAAAGAACGAGGCCGACAGCATGCGCGCCAACTGGGAGACGCTGTCCAAGGATCGCCAGGACAACGAGCTGCGCTTTGGTGGCCAGGTCATGTCTGCATTCAGTGCCAACCAGCCGCAGATCGGCATCCAGCTCCTGCGTGAGCGCGCAGCGGCCGAACGCAATGCCGGCCGCGAGGCGCAGGCCAAGGGCTACGAGACCTGGGCGCAGATGGCCGAGGTCAGCCCACAGAATGCCCAGAAGATGATCGGCATCATGATCGGTGGTCTGCCTGGCGGCGACAAGGTGCTGACATCGTCAATCCAAGCGCTCAAGGCTCCAGCCGAGATTCGCACTGGTGAGGCTGGCGCGACCAAGGAAGAACTGATCACGGCCAACACGCCGACCCGCCTGGCGCTGGAGAACACGCAGACGGCAGCCAACATTCGCAACCTGGACAGCCAGATTCTGGAGCGCACCAATCGACTGGTGCTTGACAGAGACCGCCTGAAGCTGGACCGCGACAAGCTGCAGTCTGATGTCGAACTGAAGCTGTTCGAGCTGAACCAGAAAGGCGGCCAGCTTGAACCAAGCGCCACCAAGCTGGTAAATGACTCTGTCGTGGCTTCAGTCGGCTCTGAGCAGTCTGCAGGCCGCATGCTGGACCTGGCCAGTCGCTTGGAGCAACAAGGCGGTGGCTATGGTGCCTTCAGTGGTGCCAATGCATGGATACGCAATGCCACCGGAAATCAGGACTCCTGGACGCAAACTCGTCAGGAATACGTCAGGCTGCGCAACACCCAGGCCATCAAGTCGCTGCCACCTGGACCGGCCACCGACCGCGACATCGAGCTGGCACTGAAGGGTTTCCCGGCTGAAAACGCAGACGCCAGAACCGTGGCATCGTTCCTGCGCGGCATGGCCAAGATGGCACAGTACGAGGCAGTGGCTGAAAGTGCCAAGGCTGACTGGGTCAATTCGGTCGGCTCACTCGGCCGTGCTACCCGAGACATCGACATCGGCGGCATCCAGGTTCCCAAGGGCACCACCTATGTGGACTTCGCGCGCCAGTTCATGGACCAGCGTGCGCAAGACCTGGCAGCATCCCAAGCCGGCCGCGCGGTGTCTGGCCGTGGCTACATGCGCTGGGCCAATCCGGCCACTGGTGCAGTGCCTGGCGCTGCTGGTGGTCCTCAAGTTCCTCCTGCTGAAGGCCAACGGTAATGGCGACCCAACAAGTCCCCACCAGCTACAAAGACCCGTTCTGGTCTGACCTGGCAGCCAACACCGAGCAGAAGCTCGGGCTGCCAAGCGGCCTACTGGTCTCGGTGCTCACGCGAGGCGAGCGCTCCAACGCCGACCAGGTGTCGGAGGCTGGCGCACGCACACCGTTCCAGATCATCCCGGCCACCCGCAAGGCGGTGCTGGACAAGTACGGCATCGATGCCTATCTGAACCCGCAGACGGCCGCCGAGGCTGCCGGCCTGCTGCTCAAGGAGTCGCTGGACCGCAACCAGGGCAACATCGTCCTGGCTGCTGCCGAGTACCACGGCGGCACCGACCCCAAGAACTGGGGACCACGCACCAAGGCCTACATGCAGCGCGTCTCGCAGGGCGTGCGCGAGCTGACGACGCAAGCTGCGCCAGCAGGTCGTCCTGCCGCCACCATTGCAGAAGGCGGCACGATGAGCACGTTTCAGCGTGCTCTTGGTGCCAGCTCTATGGCTGCTGTCCCGCAGGATGCGATTGCGCGCGTCTTCGATGCCTACAACAGCGGCCAGATGACGCCTGCAGAGGCGTCTGAGTTCGAAGCCGACGTGAAGGCCGGCAACATCATGCTGCCGCGCGGCGCTGCGCTGCGTGGCCAGCAGCCGCAAGGTGCTCGGCCAACCATCCCAGAGCTGCCTGCGCCTGTCCTGGAGGCCTACCGCACCGGCCGCATGACGCGCGACGAGATGATGGAGCTGGAGCGCGACGTGGCCAATGGCATGGCGCGCGTGCCGACTGGTTTCCAGCTCCAGAAGACCGAGCCGATGGGTGTGCTGGGCGGCATTCGTGAGGCCGTCACCGGCACCGAGCGCACCACGCCGACCACCCAGGCGCTGCCTGACTGGGCCAGCATGCCGGAGCTGAACACCTTCAGCATGGCCAGCTTCAAGTCTGCGCTGGGCACGCTGATGAGCAACCCGCAGGAGACTGTGCAGGTCATCCAGGCCAACTTCCCTGGCGTGAAGGTCAGCCAGGACGAGAAGGGCAACTTCGTGCTGCAGTCGTCCATTGACGGCCAGATGTACGCCATCAAGCCTGGCTTCCAGGTCAGCGACATCCCGCGCGCTGCTGGTGCCTTGGCAGCCTTCACGCCTGCCGGCCGTGCCACCACCATCCCTGGTGCCATCGCTGGCGGTGCAGCCACCCAGGCCGGCATCGAGGCCACACAGGCCGCCACTGGTGGCCGATTCGACACTGGCGAAGTGGCGCTGGCCGGAGCACTTGGAGGTGCTGGCCAGGCCGTGACCCGCATCCCGCAGATGGTGCGCGCTGTGCGTGGTGGCGAGGCTCCACCTGTTGCACCTGCAGCAGGCGAGCAGGTCGCTGCCCCGATGATGCCCCCGACCGGCACCGTGCGCGAGATTTCACCGACCGGCGCTGTCGGTCCAGAGGTGCCACTGGCAGCCCCTGCAGCCCCTGCCGGCGCTCCAATGGGCACGGCAATGGCCCCAGCAGCCCCTGCAGCACCCGCTGCAGCCGCAGCCGCACCGATGACCACCACTGAGCTGGCGCAGACCGCCAGGACGGCCACAGGTGGCGGCATGGGCGCTGGTCGAGCCACTGAGGTGCTGGCCACCCAGGCTGCACCTGATCCCAAGGTCTTGGAGGCCGCGCGTCGGCTCAAGATCGAGGGCTACCTGCAGCCGGATCACCTGACCTCGAACCAGGCTTACCGCGAGCTGGCGCAGGCTGTGAAGTCGATCCCTGGCAGCCAGGCGCGTGCAGTCGAGCTGACTGGCCTGGAAGCCGTGGGCAAGCAGGCAGACGACCTGATCACCCAGATCGGCGGCATGACTGACCTCAGCCGCATGAACCAGGCCGTGCGCACCAACCTGTCCCAGACGGTGGCCAACTTGGAGCGCAGAGCCAACACAGCCTACGATGACCTGCGCCAGAACATCCCGGCCCAGACGCGCGGCCCAGCCGACAACGTGCTGGCCTTCGTCGAGCAGCGTGCGCTGGACCTGGACGGCCCGAAGAACCTGTCTCCACTGGAGAAGGCGGTGCGCAGCAAGCTGTCACCCAAGGAGATCAAGGACGCCGATGGCAACGTGATCGGCATGCGCCAGCCCACCTATGCGCTGATCGACGACGTGCGGCGCGACATCGGCGCTGCAGCACGCCAGCAAGGCGCATTCAAGGACGCAGACACCGGCCTGGCCAAGCGCCTGTATGCGCTGATCGACGACGACCAGTTCGCGCTGGCCGAGGCCGCTGGCCGAGGCGAGCAGTACCGCCTGGCCAAGAGCCTGGTGTCAATGCGCAAGGGCATCGAGGACGACATGATCTCGCTGTTCGGGCGCGAGCTGGATCAAAGCCTGGTCACCAAGCTGTCCACGGCCACCACGGCGCTGTCCAAGGGCGATGCTGACAAGCTGGTGAAGGTGCTGCAGGCCATCCCAGAGGACATGCGCCAGATGGTGGCAGCCTCGGCCATGAACACGGCATTCGGCAAGGCCACCCAGAACGGCGCGCTGAACTTCAACACCTACGCCAACTGGTACGAGGGTCTGCTGCAGAACAAACAGGCCTATGCGGCGCTGATGAACAACCTGCCGCAGCCGGCCAGGAAGGCACTGTCGGACCTATACCGGGTCTCGAACAACGTGCGCAAGGCCACCCGCGAGCGCATCACCACAGGCCGCATCCAGGCTGTCCAGCAAGAACTGCAGGGCACTGATTCGCTGCTGTCCAACGTCTTCAACGTGGCCAAGCGTGCAGCCATCGGCATCCCTGCCGAGGCGGCCACGACGGCTGTGGGCCTGCCTGGTGCAGGCATCGCGTCCGGCCTGACGGCGGCCCTGTCCAAGGGCGTCAAGCCCGAGGTGCTCAAGGCTGCCGACGAGCTGATCTCGTCCCCAGAGTTCCAACGTCTTGCCGTGGAAGGCGCGACCAAGACAAACCCAAGCCAGTCCACGATCCGCAGCGTGGCACTTTCTGCCGCCTTCCGGCGCTTTGCTGACGCAGCCAAGATGCCGCGAGAGCTGAGCTGGCGCGAGCGCTGGCTTGTGCAATCCATGCAAGCTGCAGGACAATTCGATCAGGAGAACACCAAATGAGCGCACTTTCCATTCAACCCACCTATCCGATCTTCACGGATATTGATGGCCAACCTCTTGAGGATGGCTACATCTGGATCGGCGTGGCCAACCTGGCCCCCATCGTCAACCCGATTACGATCTACTGGGATGCGGCTCTGACAATCCCTGCTGTGCAGCCGATCCGCACGCGCGGTGGCTATCCTGTAAACAGTGGAACGCCAGCCAGGCTGTATGTCAACAGCGACTACAGCATCCAGGTTCAAAACAAGAACGGCAGCGTGGTATATAGCGCACCGGCTGCGACAGAACGTTATAGCGACGTAGTGATTGGTCCAATCAATGCTGAAGATGTAATTTACGATCCACCGTTTTCTGGGGCTGTTTCCACTAATGTGGAAGACAAACTCGCACAGTACGTCAGCGTCAAAGACTTTGGCGCTGCTGGGG